CCGATTGGATGCACTGGTGTGGACGTTGACCGAGTTGCTACTGGCGGCCGGCAGCCCCATGCAGACCCGCAAGTTCCGCGTATGAGCCTCCCCATCGCTCCCGATCTCTGGCAGCAGCTCTGCCAGATGCAAGCGCAGTTCCCCAGTTGTATCGTGACCCTGTATAAGCATGGGGGCGTGATCGGGAAGGCGGAGGTGCTGCTGACGTTGAAAGCGGGACAATGTGATGAGCAAAGACGTGCACCTGTGGTGCAGGGAGAAGGGCGCGAGGGATGGCACGAACACTAAAGACGCCTGACGTGCTCGATCTCCGCTTTCATTCGTTTGGCCAGTACCTGGTCTTGGGCAAAGGGCACAAGACGAAGCATGGGCAGTTCTGGATCTGTCAGTGTGCCTGTAATCAGCAGGCCGAGATTCATGAGGCGGCACTGGTAGAGGGCAGGGCGACAAGTTGCGGATGTGATTACCAAGGCAGAGGAACAAAATTCAAAGACCTCACAGGACTCCAAATAGGGAAATGGTTAGTCCTTGGCCTTTCTCATGGCCTTGGGCGTCAACGGTATTGGCATTGTGTATGTCTCTGTGGAAAGAGGAAAGAAGTGCTTGGCTGTAGTTTACGTGATGGTCGCAGTAGAGGCTGTCTCATGTGCATTAACCCTCTTACAAAGCATAGATGGTATGGCGATCTCTTTACGCTGAGGATAACTGGTGTTAATAAACATGGGCAAGCTGTATGGCTCTGTGTGTGTAAATGCGGGAAAGAGCATTGTGTTGCTGCGCAAGATTTGCGCACCGGTAATACGCGATCTTGCGGATGCTTCAAGAGAAAACAGCGCGCAGAACAAGCGCAAAATGAATTTGTAGAAAAGTTTGGGGATCTTCCATTTGTGTCTTATGCATAAGGGGAGCAGCACTGTGCTTGACAAAAATATCGATTACTCCCACACTTAGCGTAGATTCGTTGTTCCTTCCCCCAGATTGCCACTTCTCTTGAAGTGAGCCCAGGCCACCGGACACCCCGAGCCTCATTGCTGGATTGCCCAGCGATGGGGCTTTTTTTGTGTGTGGAGGCGCACATGGCCCGCAAAAAAGTGTCGATGAAAGTGGGCACCACGGCCCGCAAGGCCCGCAACAAGGCCGCCGAGGGATTGAAGGCCCAGGGCGATTCCCCCGAGAAAGCCTTTGCCATTGCGACGACCATTGTCAAGAACGCCTCAGCGGCTGGCCGCAAACGCTTGGCCAAGCGCGGGCTCAAGAAAACCAAGAAGGGATAAGTCGTGACCACGACCACGACCACGACCACGCAAACCGCTGTGCCTGTCCGGGTGGCGCTGTCCTCGATGGCGATGCCCATGCCGATGGGCCCCACGACGGCGAGTCCGCAGACGATGGCGGAGCATGCCCGCATGATGGCGGATGCCCACCAACGGGCGATGCAGAACGGACGGAGGCAGGACTAGCGCTATGGCCGTGGCTCCGCACTTTCCCCACCCCGACTATACCCTCATGGCGCCGACGTGGCGCAAGCTGCGGGATGTGTACGCGGGCCGGGAAGCCTTGCTCCGGGGCACGACGCGCTATCTGCCGCAGCCCACCAATATGGACGATGAGCGGTATGAGGGCTATTTGACACGCCCCAAGTGGTTTGGGGCGACCAGGCGCACGGTGCAGGCGTTTGAAGGGCTGGCCTTTCGGCAGCCGCTCAGTGTGGCCGCGCCGCCGAAAGTGGAAGCGCAGCTCGAAACGTTGACCTCAACCGGGGTCTCCCTGCAATCCTTGGCCCGCCTCATCTTTCGGGAAACGCTGCTCATGGGCCGCTACGGCGTGCTGGTGGACATGGATAGCGTGGGTCAACGCCCGTTCTGGGCCGGCTACCCGGCAGAGCAGATCACCAACTGGACGGTAGGCATCGTCGACGGACGGCGGCAACTGCTCCATGTGGAGCTGGTGGAGTGTGATTACGTGCTCGGCGCCGATGGGCATACCCAGGAGCCACTCGAAACGATCCGCACGCTGCAACTGATAGACGGGATCTACACGCAAACGGTGGAGCTGGTGACCAATGCCGGCACGCGGCAGCAGGTCACGCAGGTGGTGCCCCAGCGTCAGGGCGGCCCACTCACCTTCCTGCCCTTTGTCTTCTTTGGCGTGAACGATCTGGAGCCGCAGGTCGAACTCTCCCCCATCAACGACCTGGCCGACACCAACCTGTCCTACTGGCGGCATAGCGCGGACTATGAATGGTCCTTGCATCTCACGGCCAGCCCCACGCCCTGGGTGACCGGCCATGATTCCAGCCTGGACATTGGGCCGAATGGGCAACCGCTGGCTGAGTTGGTGTTAGGCAGCGACATGGCGATTTTCCTGAAAGAACCGGATGCGAAGATTGGCATGCTGGAGTTTCAGGGGCACGGGCTGGAGCCGCTCCGGCAAGCCATGCTGGATGATAAAGCGGAAATGGCCAGCCTGGGCGCACGTCTGCTGGAGGGCCAGCCCGAGACGAATGAGACCTTGGGCGCCTTTCGCATGCGGCAAGCCGGGGATACGAGTGTGATTGCCGCGCTGGCGCAGGCGTTGAGCGCGGGACTGACCCGGCTGCTTAGGATGCATGCTTTCTGGTTTGGCGCGGCGCAGACGGCTGAGGATGTCCGTATCCGGTGCAGTTTGCCCACCAACTTTGTCACCGTCAAGTTGGAGCCGCAGATGCTCACCGCCTTATTGGCTGCGGTGCAGGGCGGCAATATTAGCCAGGAAACATTCTATTATAATCTCCAGCAGGGCGAGATGGCAGAGCCTGGCATTACGTTTGAAGAGGAGCAGGCCAGAATAGAATCGCAAATGCCCGCCATGGCCCGTCTGGTGACGCCGAACAGCACCACCAATGGGGCGACCAAGAGCCCCAGCAACGGCGTGGTGGCGTAACCTATGGCACAGATTCTCTCGTTCCCTGCGCGCAAAGACCCCTATCTGACTGGCGAAGCCCGGTGCTTACACTGTGGCCATGAGTATATCGCCGTGAGTCCTGTTGGGAAGGTGGAGGAGTTGGAATGTCCCCAATGTGGGTTGTTCAAGTGCATTTACCAGGGGTTGACGGAGCCTCCTAAGGGCGTGCGGTGGGTCTGTGTATGCGGGGGCGATTTGTTTTATATCGTGCCAGCGGACGGGTGCCAATGTCTGAAATGTGGACGCATTCAATCAGGATTTTGAGAGGCCAGTGTGAGTGACCGCACCGACAAACTCACCAACGCGCTGCTGGGGCAAGCCGTGACCCTGGCCCGCCTCGAAGCTGGCGAGCAGCAGCGGATTACGCACCGGCTGTTACCGCTGTGGAGCCGCCTGCGTACACAGGTGGCCGTCGATGATCCCACCGCGCCGCCGACGTTGCCTGAGCGCTTACGTCGGGTCAAAGGGCTGGTGGCGCTGGTGACCCAGCTCACCAATGAGGCGTTTGGTGCGATTGCCGCCACGCATCAAGCCGTGCGCCAGGATATCGCCGACTGGGTGCAGCATGAGACGCAGCGTCTCTTGCAAACGATAGGCGAAGCGGCCCTGTTCACACGCACCTTGACCCAACAGGCGTTGACCCGCGTCGTCGATGCCGCGCTGGTGTTTGGCGCGCCGATCCGGGACTGGTGGGCCAGGCAAGCGGCCACGGTGCAACAGCAGGTGGGGGACCGACTGCGACAAGGGGTCCTGCAAGAGCAGCCCCTGCCGAGGCTCTTACAAGAGGTCGATGCGGTGCAGGCGACGACCACCAGGAATACCGAGACGTTGACGCATGGCAGCCTGGCGCGGGCGCAGCAGGCGACGCTGACGGCATTGACCGAAGCGAATCGCGCACGGCTGGACGGGGTCGCGTGGATCGCGACCTTCGATAACAGGGCGTGTCCCATCTGTATCGCCCTGAGTGGTCAGTCGTGGACCCTCAACCATGAGCCCTTGCACGGCAGCAGTCCCTGGCCGGGGGAACCGCCGATCCATGGAAATTGCCGCTGTATCCTGAGTCCCCTGCCCGAGGGCGAAACGGGGCCGCAGGATCAGACGTTTGCGCATTGGTTACGGCAGCAACCGGAAACCGAGCAACGGGCCATTCTTGGCCCGAGCCGCTTTGCCTTGTGGAAGGCAGGAAAACTCAAACTGTCTCGCCTGGTGGATCAACATCACCGGGCGTTGACGTTGGAGCAGTTGCGGAGCGAATCCGCCGCGTAGGGTGTTCCAGGGCTGCCAGGGTGATCCTGGTGGCTTGCAGAGTGAGTCTGCGGTATCTGCCAAGCGATTTGGCTGCACGAAAGGACCGAGGATGGCGTTGCCTTTGACGACCGAGAAGCTAGAAGACCTGCCGGAAGTGGTGCGCGAGCATTATGTGGAGCGCAACGGGAAATGGACGCTGGAAACCGATGTGGACCCGCGCCTGGTCACCGCCCGAAAGGAATCGGGGGAGGAACGGCGCAAGCGCCAGGAGCTGGAGCGTGAAAACCAGGCCATGAAGCAGCAGGTCGAGGAACTGAAGCAGCGCCGGCAGAAAGAAGAGGGCGACGAAGAGACTGCCTCCCAGCGCTACCAGCGGCTCCGAGCCGAGGCCGACGAAGCCAAACGGAAAGCGGATGAGGACTTGCGCGAGCGCGATAGCCAGATTCAGCGGCTCCGCACCGACCTCACCAAAGAGCGCATCGGCGCCCGCATTCGCAACGAAGCGCAACGGGCCGGGCTCATCCAGCAGGCGATTGACGACGCGGTCTCCGCCGGGATGGGCGTGTTCCGGGAAGACGAGAGCAGTAAGTTGGCGGCCTTTGATGGCGGCAATGAGCGGCTCTTCGGCCGGAACGGCGAAGACCTGACGATTGCCGAGTGGTTGACGGATCGCCGCGTCGATAAGCCGCACTGGTTTGGGGCCGCCCAAAACGGCGCCGGCAATCAAGGCGGTGGCGCGGCCCATCAAGGGGGTGGGGCCCCCGCGCGGCCCCGACCGAAGAACCGATCAGAAATGACGCCAGCGGAGAAAGCGGCGTCTATTAGCGATCTGGGCATTGAGGGCTTTATGGCGCTCCCTGCCTAGCAGCACGCTGAGAAAGGACACGCATGGCAGCCGGGGTATCCACCACCAATTGGAAAGTCTATGAAGAGCAGTTCTGGGGCGGATTTACGGAAGTCCAGGAACAGAACATCCGGGCGTTTGACGCCGCCTCGGCGGGTGCCATTCGGATTGTCTCGGCGCGTAAGCGCGGCAACTACGAGCAAGAAAGTTTCCTCAAGAAAGTCTCGGCCCTGGTGACACGGCGCGACATTACGTCGGTGTCGAGCGCCGCCGATACCGGCTTGGTGACGGATGAGCTGGTGCGGGTGAAAATTAACCGCAAAATCGGTCCCGTGGCCGAAACGCTCGACGCCTGGCGGAAAATCGGGCAAGACCCGGCCACCATGTCTTTTTTGCTCGGCCAGCAAGCCGCGCCCGATATTCAAGCCGATTATCTCAACAGTGCCATCCGGGCGGTGCGGGCCGCGATTACCGCCGTGACCGCGCTCAACTTTGACGGGACGGCGGGCGTGTTGTCGTTTGCCTCGCTCATTGCGGGCCTGGCGCTGTTTGGCGACAAGGCCACTTCGATTGTCTGCTGGCTGATGCACAGCAAGCCGTTCTTTGACCTGTTCAGCGATGGCATCACCAACTACAAGATTGACACGGTTGGGGGCTTTATGCTCGTGACGGGCACCCCGGTCAGCCTGGGGCGGCCGATTGTCGTCACCGACTCCGCCGCCCTCATCACCACCGGCAGCCCGAATCAGTATCATACCCTGGGCCTGGTGGCCGACGCCGTGACCGTGACCGAATCTGAAGAGCGCGTCATCGAAAGCGATCTGGTGACGGGTCTCGAAAACCTCGTGATGCGGGTCCAAGGCGAGTACGCCTTCAACGTCGGGGTCAAAGGGGCCCAGTGGGACATGACCGCCGGCGGCGTGAACCCCACCGATGCGGCGCTGGTGACTTCGACGAACTGGGATAAGGTGGCCACCGACAATAAATCCTGTGCGGGTATTCGCATCTATAGCGACTAGGAGGCGAGCATGGGCGTTGTCGCCTATATTGACTATACCGATGACGACAATGATGCCGCGATTGCGCTCATTGAAACGGACGCCGGGGTGGGCGTGAATGTGACCTACCGGATTCCGGCCACGGCGCAAGCGGCCGACCTGGACCCGCTCGAAACGGTGGTCTATGCCCTCGATGCCGATACCGATATTGCCGACTGGGCGACCGCCGTCGGCGTGACCGTCCTCTCGATTGACGATCTGCCCTAGCAAAGGAGTCTGCCATGATTGTGGCCTATGTGAGCCCCCATGATGAGGAATTACGCGAGCACGTGAGTGAAGCCGCCGCGCCAGCCCAGGTGGTGTTTCGGGACCCCGCGACGTTTACGACCGCCGACGCCGATCCCTTGGACCAGGTGGTGTATGTCGCCGAGAACGCCCGGCAGATTCGGGCCGTCTATGCCTCGCATGCGGAGCGCCACGGTGCCAGCTATAGTGCCCAGGTGCTGACGCTGGGAGACGGTACGCTGGAGAAACCGCCGGTCCATCTGGTGGACCGCTTGTTTAAGCGCCAGCAAGCCGCCTTGCATCTGCCGCCAGACCCGGCCTCCGCGCCGCAGATTGCGCCACCGAACCTGCAGAACCGGCCACCGACGAAGCGGGAACTACGGCAGCACGGGGAGCGGCAGGAGCTAGAGGTGTCCGCCCAGGCGTCCCTGGCCTCCGCACAGCCGAGCCCGGCCATGGCGCAGGCGACCACGCCTGCCGCACCAGCGCCCTCGACCACGACGCCCGCACCGAAAGTGCCGGCAGGGGAGAAGAAGTAGAGTATGACGCTGATTGCCACGCCGGGTGGGGCCACATCCAATAGCTTTTGTAGTGTCGCGGACGCCTTTACGCTGCTGGGCACCGAGCTGGACACAGAAGACTGGACTGAGGCCAGCACGATTGACCAGGAGCGGGCACTCATCACGGCTACGCGGCTCATCGTAGAGCAAGCGACCTGGCAGAGTGATCCGACGACCGACACCCAAGCCTTGCCCTGGCCCCAAGAAGATGCCACGGATCGCTACGGGCGGGCCATTGCCGATACGGTCGTGCCGACGGATGTGAAGCGGGCCACGGCGCTGTACGCCCTGGCCTTGCTGGCGCAGATGCCCGAGGGCGATCTGGCGCTCCTGGCCCAATTGGACCAGCTCTGGGTCGGGGATATGCGGGTGAATTTTCGGGCGCAACTGCCCGTGTCGCTCACGACGGCGATGCCGGCCGCTGTGCAGGCGCTCTTGGCCCCGTATCTGGTCTTTCGTTCGACGATCCAACTCCGCGTGGTACGAGGCTGACATGGGACGCCAAGGGCTCTTATCGCAGCGGGCACTGGATCGCCTGGCACGGGTGAGCAAGCGCGTC